GGGGGCGCCAGACCGGTTTCGCTGGAAGGCGTACAAAAGAGAACTTTTGTCTTCCGAGGGCAAGACGCTTGTCTCTGACCAACCACCGGCACGGCGATACCCGCCAAATGCTTGACATATTAGAATAGTATAGTAATCTTATGGATATAGTGCGCCATCATTGTACGCTTGATGAAGTGTGTAATTGCGTACCTACAGATGCAGAATTGTATCATTTAGGTTTTGAAAATTGGCAAGTTGCAATCTTGCGTAAACTACCAGTAGACCTCCAATGGGAGGCACATGATGAGTTTATAAGACGTTTAATGTCCGACGAAGATGTAGAGCACTTAAGGTTTTAAATGAAAAACGAAGACGATAACATTGAGGAAATCTTTGAGAGCCTTGGCACCCTTATAGGTGAAGGCGAACTTGAAGCACGTAAAATCCTTGGTGATGAACAGTACGAAAAAACTGTTGCGCTTATGGAAAAAAGCAACGACCTTGCTCTTCAACGCGAAGCAGTAGAAATTAAATTTCTTGAAGCACGCACCGTCTTGCAAACAACAATTGCGCTTTGCCTTTTGTTTAGTTGCATAATGGGATTTGCGTGGTCTTTGGTTACTTGGATTAGATAATGGCTAAATTTGGTCAGTTTATTTCTGATTCAGTTGTAGCGCCTTCAGTTGATGTTTTTGGACTTCTTGGATATACTCCAACCGAACGTCAAGAAGTATTTCACGCAACATCAGCAGAAAAAGTTGATGCAATCCTTTATGGTGGTGCTGCTGGTGGTGGAAAGACCGCTGCGTTTTTAATGGACGCGCTCTGGAACGCTGCTAATTTTCCTGGAATGCGTATCGGTTGTTTCCGACGTTCTTATCCAGAACTTGAAGAATCTTTTTTAGCACAACTTGCTAAATGGGATTATGCAAAAGCACTTGGTGCAAAGTGGAATACCACTAATAAAATTCTCAAATTTTCTAACGGTTCCGTTATCAACTTTACATACGCAGAAAACCTTGTTGACGCATCCCGTATTCTTGGTGGTGAGTATCAGGCTTTCTATATTGACGAAGCCTCACAAATGCTTCCTGCTGTTATTCAACATATTGAAGAGCGTCTTCGTTCAGGTAGCAGATTGGTACCAGTTATAGGTTTGCGCCTAGCCACCAACCCTGGTGGTGTAGGCCACAAATACTTAAAAGACCGTTTTATCAACCCAACCAGACGTGGACAAGTTCGCCACACGGAACAGGTTGGTGACAGTAAAAGAAGTCGTTCCGTAGCCTTTATTCAAGCAAAGGTAACAGATAACCCTCACGTTAACGAAGGTTATCACGCTGTTCTTGACTCTATCCCAGACCCTCGTCGCCGCGCAGCAATGCGAGACGGTGACTGGGATGCAATGGTTGGCCAGTTCTTTGAACAATGGCAATACTCAAAGCATGTAGTTCGTTCTTTTGAAATGCCAAAAGAATGGCAACGTTATGCAGGAATTGACTACGGATTCAGAGACCCTTTTGCGGTTGTTTGGATTGCTGTAGACAATGACAGTCGTGTTTGGGTTTATCGTGAACTTTGCATTACTGGCGTCAATGCTGACGACCAAGCAAAAATGATTTTAGAAGCAGAACGCACTCACAATGAATACGATGTTATTCGTGTTGCCGACCCATCAATGTGGGGTTCCCGTGGAACTCCAATGTCAATTGCCGATATTTACGGAATTGAAGGTTGTGGAATTATGAAAGCAGACAACGACCGAATTAACGGTTGGTCTCGCGTTCATCAATATCTTAACGATGGCCCACCTTGCGAAATACACAAAAGCATGGGTTGGGAAAAATGTCCTATGCTTCATGTCTTTGAAGACAAATGCCCTCAATTTGTAGAGCAAATTCCAGCGCTTCCGCGTAGTCAGGCCAAGCCAGATGACGCAGAAACCCGTAACGTAGATGACCACATTCCCGACGCACTTAGGTACGTTTGCATGTATGCTGGTAACTACGCACGTCCTATTATTTATGAAGATTCTGCTGTTTTTAAAACCGGTCTTCCTCCAACAATGGCGATAGCAACAGAAGAGGATGCCAAATCCTTGCCTCAACCTAGATTTAATGATATGTTTGCAGGAGACTTTGCCCGCCCCTTTTAATGAAAGACAACCCAGATGGCTATTAACTCTTTTTTAAAGGGACTTCAGGAAGTTGGCGCCAACTATGACGCTAACATCGAAGAAGCCCGACCAAAGAGCAGTCCTAAGCGTTCTGGTTATGCTACTGGCGTACCTATTGGTGGTACAAACGAAATTAATCCTGGTGAAAACGTTACTGCCGGTACTCTTGACCGCTCAACGTTTATGCAACAATTGCTTCAAGCGTATCTTGCATGTCCATGGTCATCTGCTTCTATTGACACAATTGCACGAACTGCAACTGCCGGTGGCTTAGAAGTTAATTACGAAACAAGTGCTTACGGAAGTGCAGACATTCCAGAAGCACCTGAAGAAGTTAAAAAAATACAAGACCTTCTTAAATATGTAAATCCAAAAGAAGACATTCGTCAATTGATGCGTGCTGTTATTACAGACCTTCTTATTTTTGGTGACTCATTCACTGAAGTTGTTTGGGTAATGGGAGAGCCAGTGGCTCTTTACCCACTTGACCCTACAACAATGACTGTAATCTCTGACGAGCACGGTGTAATTAAAGGCTATTACCAAAAAACCGCTACAAATCGTGAAGCACGTTTTAAACCAAACGAAATTATTCACGTTAAATTTGATTCACCTGGAGATGCTCTTTATGGTGTTTCTCCAACGCAGAAAAACATTCTGCCTATTACTTCTTGGTTGTTTACCGCAGCACTCATCAAAGAAACGATGAAGCGCGGAGACCCACTGCGTGCTCACGTTGACTGGCCACTTGCACTTCCTGAATCGGAAATGAAGCGCCTTCAACAACAGTACGCAACTCGAAACCTTGGTGCACGTAACATCGGTAACCTTTTTGAAACAAAGGGTGGAGCGATTGTTAATGAAATGGGAACTAACCAGATTAATAACTGGCTCAACACCCTTCAACAGCGCCGTGATGAAATCTTGTCTGGGTATGGTGTACCACCTTCAAAGGTTGGTGTCATCGAAGCCGGTAACCTTGGGGGAGGAACCGGCACCCAGCAAGACAAAACTTTCCGTGTTAACACGGTTGGACCAATTCAAGAACTTGTTCTTGAAAAGTTTTCATTTGCATTGCTTTACCAAGCATACGGAATTACCGAATGGACTCTTAAGTTTGGTGTTGTTGACTGGCGAGATGACGAAGTTATTGAATTGATTCGTGACCAACGTATTCGTAACGGTTCATGGACAATTAACCGCGCACGCGCAGACATTGGCGAACCACCAATTGAAGGTGGAGATGACCCAATTCTTGTTGACCGTCAGAACATGGTTCTATGGTCAGACCTTAACGCTCTATCTAAGGCCAACCTTCAGGTTGTTCAGATGCAAGGTCAAACAATGAATGCCCCAGTTACACCGACCACTAATCCTGGTTCAAAGGTAAGCGGCACTACAACTAGGTCTCCAAAAGACAAGGCAACAAAAAAGTCCAGTGGACCTAAGAAACCTGGTCAAGTACCAATTCCAATGAAAGCACAAAGTGCTCCAGGTGGAACTGAATCTGTATCAGAAAATCTAGAGAGTGAAAACTAATGGCTGAAGACCCCGATTACGAAAAAGTAGAACCGATTTACATTAATGGTAAAGAATTCTACAACGAGGGTGAACCAGTTATCCCTTTTCTTGGACTTACCGCTGCGAAAGCAGCAGCATTGGTTAGCAAAGAAGTAGGCTAAAATGGGAAACTATATGGGTCGTGCTGGTGCTTATGCACTGCACAAAAAATATCCAGCAGGTTCCCAAAGCGCAGCACAATTAGCAGCAGAACGTGCAAACCTTGCATTGGCTCGTGCTAAAAAAGGTGAAGTTCGTCACACGGGTTCTACGCCTTACAAGGGTTTTGTAAAATCAAGTCAAAAAAGCCGCGCTACCGCAGCCGTTGTAAAAATGTACAACATGCGTGAAATACAACTTCAAAAGCAACGCACCGTTGGTGTTCGCTACATGTCTTACCATAAAAAGGTTCATCTTAAGAAACCAACTATTACTGGTAAAAACAAAAAATTCATTGGAGAAATTTCTCCAGGTCGTTTTTATAAAAGAACTGCATGGGGAAAAGCAACTCATTCTTCTGGTTTTAAAAAGCGTTTAACAAAACGCGCTCACCGATTTAAAGGTGTAAAAAAGTGGCGCAGACACGGCCATACTTACACCGCAAGATAAAATCTGTTAAAACATTGACAGATGTGGTTTAATGTAACTATAAGAAATTATATACTTGGCAGCATTGGCGCCGGTTTTATTTCTATCAATATTTAGGAGATTTAGAAAATGGCCTCAACTAAGGCAGCCACTATTCGTGGCGTATTTCTAAAGCCAGGTCTTTCCAAGAATCGCCGTCTTTATACACGTGCAAACATTGCTAAGGCTGTAGAGCGAATGAAGAGTGCCCTTGACTCAGGTGAAGGAATGCCTCTAAACATGGCTACTAGCCACGCTGCGGCTTTTAAAGACGATGCAACTTCAACAGTTGGTCGCATTACAGACGTAAAACTTCTTCCTGACGGCTCTGCTCAATTTGAAGCAGAAATTGCAAACACCGCTCACGGCCGTGATGTTGCAAACCTTGCTGCTGGAAAGTTTATTAAAGGCGTTTCTATTCGTGGAGAATGGCGCGGAGAACCTTACTCAATTACCCACACAGATGGTAATGAGGCAACAACAGCAGATGACCTTGCCATTCATGGCATTGATTTCACCAACAGTCCTGGCGTTGACGGTGCAGAAATTCAATACGCTGCGCTCTCTGAATCACACAACCGACTTTCAATTTTTGAATCAATTGAAACAGTTGAAATTGTTTCTCGCAGTGAAGAACTAGTTGCTTCTGAAGCGGCAGATGTTATTCGTGATGCTGTTGAAGAAGCAGTAGAAGACGCTGTAAACAAGATTTTTGAAAAAGACACATCTAAGCCTTACGGCGATGTTGCTTATGCTGACCCTGGTTATCAAAAAGATAAGGTTAAGCGTTACCCAATTAACGGAGCCGGACACGTTCGCTCTGCCTGGTCATACATTAACCAACCTAAAAATGCCGCTTTTTACACTGCTGCACAACTTGCACGAATCAAATCGCGCATTAAATCTGCAGCAAAAAAATATGGCGTAAATATTGTTAGTGAACAAGCACAACTTGCTGACGATTTTCAAGAAATTCTAGAAGCATATGCTTCAATTTCTCTTGTTAATGATTACGATACCATTAACATTAGTGGTCAAACAAATGACCCTCACAAACTAAGGCTTGTTGCTAATCGTATTGCTTTTGGTGCCATTGCTGCTATGCACGCAATTGACCCAGATGACGATGGTGACATTTACCTTTCTAAGCCAGATTGGTCCGCTGTTGACGCTACCGGTGACGCTGGCGGCATGGGACCAGAGGAAGAAATTATGACAAACGACAACAACATGGAATGCCATGAATGCGGTGCTACCGCCATGGAAAATGCAATTCATTGTCACATGTGTGGAGCGCCTTTGCCAACGTCAATGACGGCAAACGCACTCGGCTGTAGCAATTGCGGAGAAACAACTCCACAAGATGCTATGTATTGCCCCACTTGTGGGGACCCCGTACCACAGGCAGAGTCAAGCGACAATGCCCCAACTCAAGAACAGGAGACAGAAGTGTCTGACGAAAACACAACTGAAGAAACTCCAGCTGAAGAGGCAACGCTTGAAACCGCTGCTGCCCGCACGCTGAGTGACGCAGACCTAAGCGCTTTGGCCGCAATGATTATTGCTGGAACAAAGGCTAACGAATCAACACCTGAAGCACCTGCTGCTGAAGTTGTAGCTGAAGAAGAAGAGGTAGTTGCTGATGAAGCACCTGCTGCTGAAGAAGAAGCTGCTGCTGAAGAAGTAACTGCTGAGGAATCAACTACATCACAGGAGACAATTGTGACTGAAAATAAGATGTTCAGCGCTGAAGAAGTTGCTGCAATGGTTGCCGAGGCTGCGCAAGCTGCCGCTAAGCAAGCCGTAGCAGAAGCAACTGCTGGTGCTATTGAGTCTTACCGTACAGGCAAGGTGTTCCGCAAGGGACTCGTTGGCTCATCGGTAGGAAACGACGCTTCTGACTTGTCAGAGGCTGAACTAACCCCTGAGGCACTGGCCGAGATGAACTCGACTTCGTTCCGTAAGGTACAAAATGAAGTTTGGGGATCTACTCCATTCTTTGCAAACAAGTTCGCTCAGGCCGAGCGCGGCTTCTAACCAACTACAATCTTTAAGGAGATAAGCAAATGTCAAACGACTTGCAAGAAGCCCTCACTGCTGCTGGTGCTGCCGCACTAGTACAAAAGCAGATTGACCCAGTATTGCTCGAATACCAGCGCCGCTACGCGCCGCTAGTTCGTGCACTACCGTCAACCAAGTGGGGCTCAACAGTTTACTACTTCAACAAGCGTACAACCCTACCTTCGGGTGGATTCGTAACCGACGGTGGCGCACGCCCTGTCAGCACATCAAACTACGCACAAGAGAACTTTCAAATTCGCTTGCTGCAAAGTGTCGGTGCTGTAACTGGTTACTCACAGGCTGTAACAGCTGACCTCATTGGCGACCTTCGTGCTCGCGAAATTGAAGGCGCTGCACGCGGTCTTTACTGGGACATTGAAAACGCTCTAGTTTGGGGTGCAGAAGCACCTACAGTTGCGGGTCCATACCCACAATTTGACGGACTAGACGTTATTGTTTCTTCATTCTCATCATCTAACACAGGTGGACCTAACCAAGGTATCGGTGGCGGAGCCATTGACAACTACGGTGGTGCTTCTACTTGGGCTGGACCAGCCTACAACCCATGGGTTGATGGCGTTGACCAGAATGCAATTAACTTTGGTGGAAACGCACTTTCACTAGGTGGACTTGACCTCCTCATTGACCTCGTTGAGAGCAATGTTGCAGAGCCAATCGAAAACGCTGAGTGGATGTTCCTCATGTCACCAAACGCTAACAGCCGTCTTTCACAGCTTCTTATCAACCAGCAACGTTTTGTTGACCAGGTTGAAATTGCTGCTGGTTTGATTGTTCCTACATACCGTGGTGTTCCAATCATTAAGTCATCGTTCCTTTCACCTCGTACTAACCAAATGGGCACCGTAACTGGCGCTGCAACTGGAACTGGTACATTGAGCGGATCATACACTTACGCAGTTGCACCTGTTATTGCTCGTTTTGGAGAAATCCAAGCTGCAAAGACAGCAACACTGTCACCTTCAAGTACTGCTTGCACAATTTCATTCTCGACCCCAACAGGTCCAGAAGGATCACAACCAACACACTACAAGGTTTACCGCGCATCAACATCATCTCCTGCCA